AGAGTTTGTGATTATCAACTATGACGGTATGCCCATCGTGGAAGACGACATCATCAAGGCAAACTTTGACATGATAGTGATTGACGAAGCCAACGCCTACAAGACCGCAACCACCACCCGCTGGCGCACACTGAACCGCATACTTAAACCAAACATGTGGTTGTGGATGTTGACAGGAACCCCTGCCTCTCAGTCACCCCTTGATGCGTATGGCCTTGCAAAATTAGTTAACCCATCAGCTACACCCCGTAGCTTCTCTATGTACCGCGACCAAGTCATGAACAAGATCACTCAGTTCAAGTGGGCACCCAAGCGGGAAGCAGAGCAGGTGGTCAGCACACTGCTTCAGCCTGCGATCAGGTTCACCAAAGAGCAGTGCCTTGACCTGCCAGACTTGCTGTACGCAGAGCGTGAAGTACCTATGACACCACAGCAGATACGCTACTACGAGAAGCTACGCAAGGTGATGGCTATGCAAGCTGCAGGGGAGGAAGTCACGGCAATCAACGCCGCCGCCAAGCTTAACAAGCTACTGCAGATTTCCTGTGGCGCGGTCTATTCCGATAGTGGTGAGATCGTGACCTTTGATGCTAGTAGCCGTACGGCGGTGCTCAAAGAAGTCATTGACGAATCCAGCCATAAGGTGTTGGTGTTTGCCCCATACCGCCATGCGATTGAGATTCTGTACGAAGAACTACGTAGGGATGGCTACACAGTTGACGTGATACACGGGGGCGTACCGGCAGGCAGGCGCACTGAAATCTTTCGCAAGTTTCAAGATGAACCCGACCCACGGGTGCTTGTCATACAGCCTCAAGCTGCATCACACGGTGTCACCTTGCACGCGGCAAACACCATAGTTTGGTGGGCACCCATTACATCATACGAGACATACGCGCAAGCAAATGCACGTATCCACAGGGCAGGGCAAGTCAACAAATGTTTGGTTGTCAAGCTCCAAGGAAGTCCAGTAGAGGCCAAGCTGTACAAAGCTTTAGAAACAAAAGAGTTAGCACAGTTCAATTTGATGGAACTTTATAAAGATGAATTCGACCTTAACAAATAAATTTATGGAGGTACTTGACAAAGTAAAGATAAGATGTATGATTAACCAAAAACAAAACGGAAAGCAACATGGATATAACAGCAGACAAACTAGTACGCGTATACATTAAGATGCGCGATGCCCGTGCCGCGCTCAAAGCAAAGTACGAGGAAGAAGACAACGCAATCAAAGAGCAAATGAGTTTGGTCGAATCAAACTTGCTTGAGACTTGCAAAGCAACTGGAGCCGAGAGTATCAAGACGGCCCACGGCACAGCGATACGTACAGTGCAAACACGCTACTGGACAGGCGACTGGGCTGCAATGCACAAATTCATCCGTGACCATGACGCACTTGACTTAGTTGAGAGACGCATATCGCAGTTGAATATGAAAGAGTTCCTACGGGAAAATCCTGATGTACTTCCAACAGGCTTGAACGTGGATCACAAATATACTGTAACTGTCAGGAGAAGCTAAATTGGAAACTGCACTTACGTTGGCGCAGGTGGCGAAGCTATTGCAAGTCGCACCGTCAACTGTTCACGCGCTCATCAAGGAAGAAAATCCTGAGAAGCGTATACCTTTTATCCGCGTTGGTAAGAACTATCGATTCTTCGCTAGTGACCTTGCCAAATTTTTTAACATTGACTTAGCAATTATTCAAACTTTCATTAACAAGGAAACACCAAATGTCTGACATCGCTCTCTTCTCCCAAGGTGGTAACACCCTCCCAGCCCACTTGCGTAACCTTGAGTTGGACGCAACAACCAAAGCCCTGATGGGTGGCGGTGGTAACGGCAAACGTATCTCAATCAAAGGCGGTGTATTCCGTATGGTTGTTGGCGGTAAAGAAGTTGCACAGAATGATGACCGCGCCATGAACGTGGTGGTCGTACGCTCTGCTGAGAAAACATCACGCCAGTACTATGCAGGCACTTACGTGGAAGGCCAGAACGCTTCCCCTGATTGCGCATCCAATGATGGCGTTGCACCAGACAAAGGTGTGAAGAACCCACAGAGCACAAGCTGCCAGAACTGCCAACAGAACATCAAGGGTTCTGGTCAGGGTGATAGCCGTGCTTGCCGTTTCAGCCAACGCATTGCTGTGGCTTTGGAAAACAATCTGTCAGGTGACGTGTATCAGTTGTCATTGCCCGGTCAGTCGATCTTCGGCACAGGTGATAACGGCAAGATGCCCCTGCAACAGTACGCCAAGTTCTTGGGCGGTCATGGTATCCCTGTGACAGCCGTTGTGACTGAGATGCGTTTTGATACATCCAGTGCAACACCCAAGCTGACATTCCGCGCTGTGCGCCCCTTGTCTGTGGAAGAGTTGGCTGAGAGCAAAGCACAAGGTGAATCAGCAGATGCACTGAACGCTGTGACCCAGACTGTTCAGCAAGTTGATGGCAGTACACCGAAGGCTTCTCCTTTCATTGAGCCAGCACCCGCAGCTAAAGCTGTCGAAGCTGTTGACGAACCCGTCAAACGTGCCGTGAAGAAAACGGAATCCAAAGACGTAGCTTCTGTGCTTGACGCATGGGCTGACGACAGCGACGAGTAAACCAATCGGGGGTTGGTAAAAGGGCCGGTTCGATTCCGGCGCACACTGTGGAGTGGTGGGTTCGATCCCCACCCAACCCCCACCTAACGAAAGACAGCGATGATTGGTTACACATTAGCCACAGTGCTAAGAAACAAACAAGCTGATGGAAAGTTAACCGGTGTGAAAATCGGCAGGGCTTGCATCAAGAAAAATATACCGGTCAACAAGGTTGCTGAGATCGCAGGGGTTACGAAGATAACCGTTTATGCGTGGTTCAAAGGTGAGTATTCACCGCGCCCTGAAACCGCAAAGAAAATCCAAAACTACATTGACCGCCATTAAACCGAAGTATCCCTATGACATTGACCGAATTTCTAAGTGCAGTGCTGGCAGATGCTGGCAAATACTGCACGGTCGGCATCAAGCAGGAAAAGCTTCGCACACGATTCGCATCTGATATACCTTCTCTCATCACGGAAATACAGGACATCTACAGTGCTGGCGCTGATACATACTTTGCGATGTTCACGTTTGATCCTGAGATCACCCCACCCCGTAGGCTAGGCGCTAACACGTACAGAGCCAAAGCATTTTGGCTTGATTTGGACTGTGGCCCCGCTAAAGAATACCCTTCGCGGGATTTGGCAATGGCGGCACTGGGGCAGTTCTGCGCTGACCTAGGTTTGCCACAACCTATCTGCATCAACTCTGGTAACGGAGTGCACGTGTATTGGGTATTGCCTGAGAGTATTGATAAGAACACATGGCTACCTGTAGCCAAACGTTTGAAAGATGTATGCGTTGAACGTGGGCTTCATGCTGACCCTTCTTGCACAACTGACATGGCGCGTATCCTTCGCGTGCCAGAAACCCACAACTTTAAGAACCCCAACAACCCGCTTCCAGTGGAGTACATGGGTGGTGATGGCAAGGTTGATTTGTTTGAGTTTGCCGCCGCCCTAGGTGCGCCCGAGCCAAGCCAGTCTACTGACGCGTTGCCCTTTGAAGTACCTGACTACATAAAAAATGCTGGCCCCGATGCGACTAGCAAAGCCCTGATGGGGCAGAACAATTCGTATCGCTTTGAAAAGATTATTGCCTTGAAGGTTGAGGGGTGTGCCCAACTCAATCACATCATGGAGCACCAGAAGCAGGTGCCAGAACCTTTGTGGCGTGGTGGCCTCTCCATTGCCAACCTTTGCGTAGATCGTGATACCGCCATCCACGAGATGTCGAATCAGCATGACAGCTACAGCCCCCATGAGACTGACCGCAAAGCAAGCGAAACCAAAGGCCCCTATACTTGCACAACGTTTGACGATCTCAGACCCGGTGGCTGCAAAGACTGCAAGCACAAGGGCAAGTTTGGCTCACCCATTGTGTTGGGCAAAGAGATCATTGAAGCAACTGAAGCAGACAACACCATTACAACGGTGGACTCTAGCTCCAAAGATGTGCGGGTATACACCATACCTGCATACCCCTTTCCCTTTTTTCGTGGCAAGTACGGTGGCATCTACCGCCGAGGCGACCCCAACAAAACGGAAGAAGAGGGTAACGATAAGCTGATCTACGAAAACGACTTCTATGTGGTCAAGCGTATGCACGACCCTGTGGCAGGTGAAGTTCTCTGGATGCGCTTGCATTTGCCAAAAGATGGCGTGCGTGAGTTCTCTGTACCGTTGGTTAGCGTGCTGTCGAAAGACCGCTTTCGTGATGCCATCGCAATGCAGGGTATGGCAGTGCTAGGTAAGACTGTCGATGAGTTAATGTTTTATGTTTCCCGCTGGGTAAAGGAATTACAAATTATGGGACAAGCCGAAAAAGTACGTAGCCAATTTGGATGGACAGAAGAAAAGACGTTCATCCTTGGTGACCGTGAGATCACAAAGAGTGGGGTTAAGTACAGCCCCCCTGCAAGTTCAATTCTGCATACCTGTTCATTGCTGACAAAGAAGGGTGAACTGGATGAGTGGAAGTCAGTTGTTAACTTCTATAACAACAATGGTATGGAAGCCCAAGCCTTTGCGTTCATGCTAGGGTTTGGCAGTGTGCTGATGCCGTTCACTCAGGTGCGCGGGGGCATCGTTAACTTGATGAGTCCGGGTTCTGGCACGGGTAAGTCAACTGTACAGATGGCCATCAACAGTATCTGGGGGCAACCGTTCGACCTGCTACTTCAGAACGATGATACGTACAACGCCAAGATTCACCGCTTCGGTGTGCTGAACAACTTGCCTGCAACGATTGACGAGATCACCAACATGAAGGATGAGATGGTGTCGCAGTTGGCGTACGCTATCACCCAAGGTCGTGGCAAGAACCGTATGGAGTCACAGAGCAATGCTGAGCGTATGAACAATACCTTCTGGCGTCTGCTTGCAATCACTTCATCCAACAGCAGTTTGTACGATAAGTTGTTTTCCCTGAAGGAGTTTCCTGAAGGCGAGATGATGCGTATCATTGAGTTGAAAATCAGCCGCGATGAGAGGCACTCAAAAGAGTTTACCGATGCACTGTTTGGCAAGCTGTCCACTAACTATGGCCATGCCGGTGAAGCTTTCTTGAAGTACGTGGTCAACAACCTGCCTGAAGTTCTGGAAACCCTACGTGATGTGCAACTGCGTTTGGATACAGCGGCAGGCTTGGGTCAGCGTGAACGTTTCTGGTCATCCATTGGGGCGCTGGGTATCACAGGCGGGCTGATTGCCAACCAACTGGGGCTGATTGACTTTGACGTCAAACGCATCTTTAACTGGCTTGTGACCCTGCTCAAGAACAACAAGGGTGACATCAAGGCGGCTCCAACAGATGGCGCTACAGCCGTGGGTTCCTTTGTCATGGCCAACATCAACAACATCTTGTTGGTTAGGGATAACCCTGCTGAGAATGGTTTACCCAACGCACCTGTCAGGGAGCCAAGGGGTGAGTTGCTGATCCGG